TATGGATGCTTCGGCTTCTGCTACGGTTGCAGCGGTAGCCTTCCCGGTGTTCTCCATAGCAATAGCTAGAAGTTGCTGGGACTTGACATCCTCGACGGCTGCCTTTGCAGCTTGCTCGAATTGGTCTTTGATAAACCCTAGAGAGAACCCGACGCCAATAGCGCCTAGAGCTTTGACCATTCCGCTGGAGATTGCTTTGGTTGTTTTGTTCAGCCCGGCAAGACTACCTTCTGCGCCTTTAGTTGCAGCGGTAAGTTTCTTGAACTCTCCGAGAATCTCTACGTTTAGAGCTAAAGTTCCAGCCATGCTAATCCTTTTTCAAAGTCTTTATGAACGCTAGATACTCGTTCAAAGTTAGAGCCTTGTAATCCTTAGGGCTAATATTGAAAGCCCGGCAGAACTCCGCCATGCGTTTGGCGGATAGCTCCCTTATTCTTTTTTTTCTTCATCACCCTTGATCATGCCAAGAGCTTCTTTCAAACTTATCTTTTTAGCGTCTTCCATTTTGTAGTTAGGGTTATTCCTTTTTTGGACTACCCAAACGAAGGCTGCTAACGCTTTCCCCTTAGGCTTGCCGTTGCCAAACGCTTCATCGATACTTGAATTAGTCAAGTTCTCGATTAGCTCTACTTCTTCTAAAGTTAGGCTCTCGAAGTCAAATTGTTTCATCTATGTTCTCCTTATTTATTTGAATACTTCTGGAATAGCTTTTCTATGTTATCGAAGAAGATCTGGTAAACCTGGCTTCTAGTGCTTGTTAAGGCATTACTAAAGAATGGTCTAGGCCTAATGTTCTTAGGCTGAAGGTTCTTCTTATCGTAATTCCAACCAAAGTGAATCGGGTTAGCGTAGGGAACTCGCGTATTGTTACCTGCACTAACTACTACTTTCCTAGCTATTTTTTTAGCTTTGATAGTGGCCCGAAGTGCTCCGGTTCTTACCGGAACTAAGGATCGCGCCCTGTTTGCTACAAGCTCACCAGCTTCTTGAGAGGCCAAACCGATTTCCGCGGATGGAACCCCAATAGCCCGAAGTGCTCGTATGGCTTCATTTAAGCCAACGACCTTAATTCCGTCAGCCATGATTAAGCTGTTGTGTCTACTGTAACTCCGTAGTAGATGTCAGAAGCAGGAGTGTGTGGGGTGCTCTTGACTGTCAAGGTCACGCTAAAGGTGGATATTTCGTTGCTGTTTAGCGATAGAGGTGGCAGCTCATCGAATGTAACGACTCCGGTGTAGTGTGGCTCACTCGAAGAGGCTACTGCGTTTCCGTTAGGTGCAATTGTGAAGTTTGCGGTTGCACCAAAGTTATCCCAAAGGACACGGTAAAGGCTGGATGAATCTCCAGAAGTAATTCCGTCAAGTTGTAGTGACCATTCACCTCCGACTCTTACCTCGCAAAATGTTTGAACGTCTCCAGGTGCGTCACCTAGAGTTAGTTCGACCATGTTAGCGTCGCAAGCGTATTCGGTAGCACCAAACTTGAATAGGATGTTTTGAGCTTTGATTCTTGTAGAAGCTGGCATTTAGCTGACTCCCTTTCTAAAGTGTTATGTCTAGCTGGACGAATAAGTTCGTTGCTAGATACTCGGCGTTATTTGTTTGTAAATTGTAAGGCTGATTGACCGAAGTTATCCGAACGTATTTCAAAGGTTCGATAGCATTCAGAACATCCTCGATGAGCTGATCTAGGTTTTCCGTTGCCTTCTTGTTAGTCGCAGTAGAAGCTACCAAAACTAATTCAAGTCCTAGACTCCATTCGCCGAACTGTGCGGTCTGCAAGTAAGGCTGCGCGGAGTTGATGATGACGATTGGAGGGGTTATACGCTCCGGGATGTATTCCAGAACATTCAACCCTGCGTCCGCTAATTCAAGTTTGAACTCGACCTTAGTGGCGTTTATCTCGCTCATACCGCATAGCCTACGTATCTTTGAAGCAACGGGTAAACCGCGTTCATAGGATCCTTGGCTACTCGGATGGGAGCACCATCAAAGCTAGCGAATTGAGCAACTCCGTTAGGAGCCGAACGACGGTGGAAGAGTTCCGAGCTTGTTATTAGAATCGCTTGGTCTTCGAGTGCAACCGGAACGGTTTCAATCTCTCCAATGTAGGTCGAAACTAATGCGGAACCAGCGGTCAAACACTCCTGGGGGAATGTAGTCTCATCGGTTCCAACATAAGCCTGGAACTCTGCCAACGTCACGGACATTTATAGACCTACTAAACGATGTCTAGTTTGACTAGAGCGTCTGCGAACGGAATGGTGATTGCCATGTATCCATAAACGCTAATTGAGTCGGTTAAGGTTGTGATGTCATCTGCACTTAGTCTTACAGGTGCGCCAGGAGACTCTAGAGTCTGAATGGCTGCGCTGTTAGCCATGTATCCAAGGTTGGTTCCGAAAGCTGGGTCTACGATGATTGGTAGACCGAATAGCTGACCAGATAGACCTGGGATGTTAGCGGATCCGATGTTGTTTACTCCAGCGCCGTTTACTAGCACTACTGGACGTCCATCTTCTCCGGCTGCCTGTAGAAGCAACTTGTAAGCACCAGTTCCAACCATAATGGCTTCTGGACGTAGTCCAGTCTCTTTAAAGATGTAAGCTGATGCATCCGCAATTCCACCGATAAGAGCTTCTGCGGTTCCTGCAGAAACGTCGAAGGTCTTTCCGGCGTAGCTTTGAGCCTCGATTAGATCTACTACAGCCTGGTTAGTTGTGTTCGCGTAAGCAATAGATAGAGCGCGAAGAGCGGTGTCTAGGTAGTTTACTGATGAACGCTGAATGGTCTGCTTGGACATCGAAGTGTAGCCACCGTAGGTTACTACGTTAGCTGATACTGAATCGATAGTTAGGTTTCCGAAGGATAGCTCCTCGTTCTCTGGAGACTGAACTCCAACTGCAAGAGTGTTAGCGGATACCTGTGCATACTCAACGGTAAGTCCTGCAGCTGGAAGTGCAGCGCGGGAGAAGGCCGAAAGAGTTGGACGGTTGGTGTTGATTAGGTTATCGATGTAGCCCAAGAAGCCTGGTAGGGCAACTGTGTCTGCAGAAGTTGAAGCTGCACGGGCAAGAGCCTTAGCGTCTTCGTCTCCGGTTAGAAGACCTTTTGCGAACTCGCCTTGTGAGCGGAACTTGTGTGTAGCTGGTGTTGCGATTTCGACGGACTGACCTGCTTCGATAACTCGGCGCAATTCTGCAACCTCGTCCTGAACGGTGCGAACGTCAAGTTCAATGTTTTCCATTGTTTCACTTTCTGTTTCATTAGGAGTCTCAACGATTTCTTCAACCTCTTCGGTTTCGATTTCGCTGCGGACTTCGGTTATTTTTGCGCCATCAAAGGCGGGCCAGGGGACTACGGAGATCTCCTTAAGATCTATTAGCTCCCTGACAATCGTTTGACCCTCTTTCCGGTCTTTTACCGGGAAGAAGCCAACCGAGAATCGGTTTAGAACATCATCCTTTAGTAATGTGTAAACTTCGTTACCTAGTGGAGTATCGCTGATTTTAGCAACCACTTCATAGCCAGCCTCGGTGTCTCTACCCGAAATCACTTTGCCGATTGGATCTTCGTGACCGTAGAACAATTTAACGTCCTCTAGGCTTTGGATTGCTCCAGCCTCGAAGCGTTCTTTTAGATTTCCGCTAAGTTCAATTTCTTGACCATAAGGAACTGCTAGACCAACGACTGTTCTCTCTTCGGTCTCATCTAGGCGAACTTGAAATTCGCGTGTAATCATTTCAGACATCTAGTCCTTCTTTCGTTCTGACCTCTTCCGCGGTTAGGATACCGGCTGCGATTGCGGTCTGGTAGTAGTTGTAACGTGCTGCCACATCTGCCTTGAATAAGTGCTCGAAGTCAAACTCGACCCGGTTGCCTCTTGGTAGACAGTTGCTAAGTGCGTCGGTGATTGCGTCGGTGTAAGCCATGAGAGTATGACGGAAGAAGACCTGGTTCTCATCTTGTAAGTTTGTGTAAGTATCGGATGATCCGGGGACGGATGTGATTAGCAACCTCGGTGGGATACCAAATAGCCTGGCGATTGCCTGTGTTTGCTGATCCTGAACTTCTGTGAAGAGCGCGTCTCTAGGCGAGAGTGCTATCTGCTGGTAGTCGAAGCCATTAGCCAGAACTGCAACCTGACGGTTCTGTTGTTTGTTGTGCCAGTTGTTAGTAACTTCGTCGGCTTCTGCCTTGTTTAACATCTGGTTAGTCTTTAGAACTCCAGTTGGAACTCCGGCTGCGGTAAACCAGTTTAAAGCGTAGTCGCGTAGATCTAAAGCTGCGCTAATGTCTTTGTGGCATGAAGCGATTGGGGCAAGTCCAAGTATCTGACCGGATTGGCTAAAGATTCTAAGGTGCTCGATTTCGCGCTTGGTGTAACGCTTGCCCAAGTAGTCGTAAACGATTGTGGAATAATCGATAGCTCCGTCGATAGTCTTCGGGTAAGAAGGCATGACCGAAGCTGCCGGAAGAATAGTTAGGTTGTTTACTTGACCGTTAGATCCATACTGCTTATACCAGTAAGCGTTGCCGAATAAAGCTAAATCCAATACCGTCTGGAATAGGAAGTCTTTTCGGTTCTGATCTAGTGAAGGGTTGTTTACTAAAACTGGGTTCTCAACCTTTAGCTCGACTCCGGTAGCGAATCGGTAAGTGTTGATGGTCATCTTGCTAATCGGAGTTCCGATGATCTGAATTGCACGGTAAACCGCGGTCAAACTTAGAGCTGTGTTAGGCGTGACAATAGAAGGTTGTCTGGTTGGGATAGTTGGCTGCGACGCGCGAACTTCTGGTTTGCGACCTAAGAGCCTGTCAAGGATAGTTGCCATTTGGAGTCAAGGATACCACAGACCACCGACTAGAACACTCCTATTGATGCGTGTGGTGCGCGTGAAGAAACGTAGAGTGCGAACACCGTTGCCATTACTGCGTCGATGTCTCCAAGTGATTCTTTACGACTTATGAACCAACTCTCTCCGGAGTATTTAGCGACCCCGTTAGGCATTTGAGCAATTAGGAGGGGATCGCTGTTATGCCTAACGGAGCCTGTGCTAAACATAGCAAAGACAGTCGAGCATGCTGACGAGACTTCTTTTGCCCATAGTGTCCAGACCGGAAGCCCAGAGTTTTTTAGTCTCTTAGCTAGACCGGGTAACTGACGATCATCTAGCACTATCGCTCGCGGGCTGTGTTTACTATAAAGAGATGTTAGCTCATTGAAGAGTTGTTGCTCCGTAGGTGCGACTAAAGACATTACCAATTCTGTTTCGTGTAGTCCCTCGATGTCATTGGCATAAGCTATCGTGCCGTGTGCCCAGTTTGTCGTGATGTCTACTGCAAACACTCCACCTTGCAAGTTAGTAACTCCCTTACCAGTTGCAGCTCTAAAGATGTCTCCTGGTAGCCATGAGTTTGTAGATCCGGCAATAAATTGATTTAGTCTGTATCTTCTCGCTTCGTGTTCTGGAATTGTCTTTAGATCGGAGATCACTTGCTCCATCCCAATACGACCTGCAGCCACCGATGGGTTAGCTGCCATGATTGCCTTCGGATCATCGACCTTAGCGTTCTCCGGTGCTTCCCATAAGAAGAACCCAAAGCGTTCCAGGTCTTTAGCTCCGTTTGCTGCAGCCTTGCCTGACTTGTAAAGGTCAATTAGAGTCTTCGAGTTTTGATCACCAGCTGTCGTAATTCCAACAACAATTCCATCCTTACGCTGGGAGGTTCCGAGAACAGCAGCCGACCACATTCCTTCTTTTGCAAGGTGTAGCTCATCGAACAAACAAAAGCTAATCGGGATTCCTTGGAGTGCCGCTTCCTTAGCTGCCTTGACATCGTAGCGTCCTCCTCCATCCGAAGTAACAATTCCTCGGGTCTCCGTTGCTCTCTTAAATCTCTTCTTTAAGAATGGGTTCGCGTTGATGACGTAAAGAACCCGGTTGTAAACAATGTTTGCCTGATCCGTCGAAGATGCAAGGCTAATGCATTGGGGCCCGACTTCGTGAAGCAATAGACCGTAGAGACCTAGCATGGCTGCAATAAGTGACTTACCGTTCTGCCTTCCGACGCTGATAACTATCTGTCTGTATCTAAGTCTGCCTGGGTAAGTCGGATGGTCTGCAGGGTAGCGTTCCAGTATTGCCCGGAGCAACCACTTTTGCCATTCGTCTAGTTCTAGTCCGTCTGGACTCTCCGGGCTACTCCACGCGATCTTGGCAAACTCAATGAGCTTATCCCCATCAGTAACGAAGTCATTACTAAGAGGAGGCGTGTGAATAGTCGGGAGCTGGAGCATTATCGAGTAAGTAACTTCTCCAGCGGGTCAATCTCTTGGCTTGATGCTCCAAGGGATCGTTGTAGTTCCAAAACGGTCTTCCGCAATTCCGCAGCGGTCGATGTGTTGGCTTGTTGGTCGAAGGATTGTGCCAGACGTAGGCATAAACCCGATAACACTTTTTGTTCAAGGTTAAGTTCCAGCGTTCCAAGCCAGTTCTTTATTGAATCTTCAATCATTCGTTGCAACCTTCCGGATAATTTGACTGTTCTGCGTAAATGCCTGG